GGTCGGTGCCGCGTCGGTCGTGCTGGAATAACTCACGCCGATGCCCTCGCCGGCCGCGAAGGTCAGCGCGCCGCGCCGAACCGACGCATAGCTCTCTTGAACCGTATCAGAGAGAGTCAGCACCGGCGCGGACGCAACAGCGTACTCCGTGCCGTCCTTATGCACCTCGAAGGTCACCGATCCAGCCGTCAGATCGGCTGTAGCGTTAACGGAAACCCCGACGATAGACCCGGGCTTCTGCATCACCGCGATGGTATTGCCGCCCGTCCTGGTCAAGTCTACGTCGGCCGCATTAGTAACCGCGTTAGCCACCGAGTATCCGATGGCAACGCTCACGTGTTCGGGAGATAATTCGCCAGCCATGTTCTTTTTGCTCCTTGGGGAGACTGGCTTACAGCCTCCCCGTTATTTGATTTGATATTTATCCTGCCATTAGACCAGGATATTGCGAATACCGCTCGTATGAGTGGCGCTCGCCCGCGTCCCGTGCGCAGCGACGGCGATGCGGAAACTGACCACCATGTACAGCTCGCGCGTACGGATATTCTTGTCCACCTCGATAAGCAGCCCCCGCTTGAAACCGACCGTCCACATGTTGCGGTTATAGAAGCTGATCGTCCCCAGCGTATTGCTGGCCGCGGTCACGGACAGCTTGCCGTCCGCTTCCGCTTTCGGTTGTGAAGCCGAGGGCAGCACAGGCACGCCGCGATAGCGCGCCAACTCACCCTTCAGGATTGTAGCCTGCGGGCCGTATTTATCCACCGTCGCCACGTTAGTCAACCCGAGCATGGCGAAGTAAGCCCCGATTCCAGGCACGATGCGGACTGAATTCAGATCCAGCCCGTACTTGGCTAGCAGGTTAAGCGCGCCGGTCATGTCGGCGTCTGCCAGGGCGTCGCCGCCGGCGTTGACGTGCTGAGCGGTATTATCCACGATGTACAGGTGGCGAATGCCATCCTGTCCGGAGGTCAGATAGTACGAATCCGCATCGGGAGTACCGTCGTCCGAGTTGATATTCAGGGTTGACGTGGCGGTCGCGTCGGCATTCAGGCTGAAGGCGTCCATCTGCTCGCCGCCGGAAATGCCCAGCCGCCGCCGCAGGGATGGCATCATGGCTACAACGCTGTCCTCGTCCAGGTTATATGACCAGTCCACCTCGGCGATCTGCTCGGTCGCGGTCAGGGTCGATTTGCCGGTCGCTACGTTCTGAGGCGTTGTAACCTGCCCCTGGCCGCCTTTGCGCCAGGTCACGTCACCCAATCCCAACGGGATGTCAAACGGGTCGGTCGGCATGGGTTGGTTGGGAAGGTCGGCGGCCACGCGGGAGGCCATGAAGAAATCGTCCCACAGCTCAGAAGCCATCCCGGTCGGCACCAGCTCGTCGCCGGTCGCCGTACCGGTGGATGTCATCAGCTTGACCACCGTATTCAGGTCCTCGGAGGCCGGTTTCACTTTCTCCTCGCCGGCAAAACCGATCCGGCTGGACTTCATGTCATTGGCCTTGTCCAGCAAGGCTTTGGCCATCCACAGATCGACGGCGCGCAACTTCCAGTTGCCGAGTTTGTACTCGCCATGCTCGATGATGTCGCGCAGTTCGGTCTTGTAGCGGCCCTGGTACTGCTCCGCGGCGCGGAACAGGGTCGGAGAAACATCGCCAGCCCGCACGGGGATCGTGTCCATGACGGCCTGGGTATGCTTCTGGAGCAAGCCTTCCATCTTCTCCTCGAGCTGTCCCCAGTCGAGGGTCGAATCTTTCGGAACGTGCTCCTTGATCGTGTTGGTCAGCTCAGCGATCTCAGCGATCACCTGCTCTAGTTGTTCACTCATTTGATTACCTCTCTGAAAGTCGATAGTAAAACGGATAACGAATCGGTCACGGCTTCCAGCTCTGCTTCGCTCGCGTCGTGGGTCAAGCCATCCGCAGGATGGCCGTCATTAGTGTTTGGCTCCGCGTCGCTTTCTGCCGCGCCGTCAACTACCTCGGGGAAAAGCTTTAATAGCTCCTCCTCGCTGTATGCTCGTAATTCGGGAATATCATCCCCTTCTCGCCCAAACTGGCGATAATGACCTGCCAGATGAGAATGGCAGCCTTCCATATCCGCATCAGGGATTGCGACTTCCTGTCGCGCCCCCATCAAAGCACCCATAGCTGCTACAACTCCCCTCCATACCGCCGGCCCAACGCCCGACTTTGCCGCCCTGTGATGAGGCAGTTTCAAATCGCCGAAGTTTTCTGGCGGCATGTTGGCCGACCAGGTGTAATGTGCCGCAATGCGCCGCTTCTCGGCATCGCTTATGTCGGCAAACGTGCCGTCGGTGAAATCGCTCAGGCCAGGCGCGCTCCAGGATTCGCCCTCGTCGGCCGTACCCTGGTCGCGGTAGGGGATGACCGTCTTGACTTCCGGCGGCTCCACGCTGTCCTGCTCCGGCTCTTCTTCTCCAAGCGACGCCAGAACTTCTTGAAGGGAAGTCACCGCCTCCCGAATGCGCTTTTCATTCGTCGCCGAGAGCACCCGCCCGCGCTTGGCAACCGACTTCGGCTCCATCGCCTTAGCTGCCAATCGTAGAGCCGCCTGATTTGCCGGCACAGGCACGATGCTGAATTCAAGCATCTCGACTTCGTGGTAAACCAGCCCGCGCGCCAGGTCTTCGCCTTTATCATCCTTGCGGTTTTCCCACTTCTTAGGGATAAAACCGATGCTGGCCGCGTTCAGGAAACCGCCGCCCCACAGCTTGTGTACCGTATCGGCTTTCTCGCTCGCGCCCCACTCAGGAAACTGGAAGCGCGCTTTGAGTCCGGCTCCGGGCTGCTTCTCGATAGCCAAGGTCTTGGCTACTGGCATGTCCCAATAATCATGCGCATAAAGCACAACGGGATTTTTGAGATACGAGCCGATGTCCACGCCAAGAGCCAGAATGATATCTCCGTCCCGGTCAACCCCCTCGGTGGATACCATGACCTCGTAAACGCCGGTGTCAAAATCGATAACTTTGCTTTCGACAGAAAAGGTCTTATAAATTGCGCTCATCTTTCACTCCTTAACAAAAAGCCGCTCATCATTTTCGATGAGCGGCTAAGCAAACTTGCCTGCGGCTCTTGCTTTGGGCGGCGCACTAGGCGCGGCCTAGAAATTATTATATTTTATTACGTATCCGCACAAATATCGTACTGTCGAAGTTTAACAACATATTAAGTGATGGTAGTAATCGGCGCGGCCAGTGATCTACTAGCCATCTGGTATATTTATAAGGTATGCCGAAATTTAGAAGGTGATAACCAAGTGTCTCTCGGCGGAATTCCTCGAGGAGATTGGAGCAATATTCTATTATTTTTTCGAATACGGGCTGAAAGGCTTTTGCTATTGCCAGCATTAATTCCTCTAATGCCTTGAGAAATATTCGAATATGTTCACTAAGTATTTCTCCGATAATTTCCCATTCCTTAAGCATTTTCAGCCCAAATTCCTGAAGCTCAATGATAAGGCTATCGGCAAGGTAAACAGGCTCGGCTTGATACCAGCCAATTTGATTATCTTCGAGCGGTTTATCAGAGTGAAATCCATTCAGGAATGCTGGATCACTCCACATATTCAAGAGTTCTTCCTTGGTCGTTATCAATCTGGTCATTATCACTCCTTTCCTATTTAGCTATTGACTCTCGCTACTGGCAATCTCCTCAGCAGTGAAATTAGGACGAGCGTAAAAATCGGCCTCGAAAAACTCCAGGGGAACTGTGGTTTTCCCCTCAGGCATATTATAAACCCGTTCCAGCTGCTCCGCAATTGCCAGCGCGCCTTTCCGGCTCTGCTCTGGATCGTCAGATCGGATTACCTTAAATAATTGCCGCCTGAATTTCAGCCAGCGCGATGGATCGCCGGCAAGCAGTCGGATTATTCTGATGAGAAAAAAGGCGAAAATACCGTCAGTCATATCTATTCGCCCTCCAGAACGGGCACTTCAACGCACCTGCAATTAATAACTTCCTCGGGTGGTCCTCCTGGATCGCCCGGATAGTCCAGTCCATTTGAATATTGCTCTCCCAGAAGTATTGTCTCCCCGTGCATATCGGCATGGCTCTCACGTGTGCGGTCATCCAACGCCGCTATCCAAACTCTCGCGGTGACTAATTCGCTCTCTTTCCATGCGATCAAAGAACTGTAATTGCTAATCGATGTGATAAATGTCCGCGCTATTCTTTCCGTCTCCCAGTCTGACTTCCGGCCTCCGAAATAAGCCGATAGCCGCTCCTGGATAGCCGGGATGCCTTCACCCTCCGCCTCCGCTTCGTGGAAGATATCGTTCAGCTCCAGCCAGGTGGTATTGTTGGTTTTCTCGGCCATCTTTCTCAGAATATAATCAACCTCCTCGGCCCATTCATCGTCTTGCTTGGTCATCCAGCCAGGGCTATCTCTACGCGGTTTATCAGGCTCCTCAAACCCCAATTCTTCCAGCTCAGCCAGGATAATGCGTCTCGAGATATTATGAGTGGCCTCTTTGAGCGCTTTTATCCATATCTCAACCTCTTCAGCCAGGCTGAATATGCTCTCGGGACTGGGGATGCCTTCTGATGCTTTGATGAACTTCCCGCGGCCATAAATCTTGCTATCCCTGAGCCGGCGCGTAACCCGGTTCTGCTGATCCTGGATCAGCCGCTTTACCGCGCGCTGGATGCGCTGCACGTCCGGCGTCATCCGCTCCTGTCTGGCTTTCCATACCTGCTCGTGGGCCGGGCTGCCATAAGTCAAAATGGACTTCAATTTCAGGCCGCGTTCCTCTTCGGCGGGCGGAGCCGGCGGCTCCTTTTCTAACGACGTGACCGGCACCATGCTGAGCGGCAGATAACCCACGTTTCCGCCGCGAATCTCTGGCAGCCCCAATCCAAGCCAATCGTTTATCCCGTTCACCGGATAGCCGCGCCCAGCCAGGATATTCAACTGCTCGATCTTCTGCGTCTTATCCTCCTGTAACTGTGATACGTCGCTCAGATCAGTCTC